ATACGGTTTGATGAAGCTTGTGATTCAGATTTCATTGGGTCTTTTTTCTTTCCTTTTAATTTTGAGCTAATAGTTAGAGCTATTCCTGCAGGAGTTAATGCACTAACACCTTTACTCACTGCTGATACAGCGTCTTTAACTTTCATATTTCCAATTTCTTCAATTTTCTTTGCAATTTTTCCTGAGCCTCTTTTACCACCCCTTGGAGCACCGCCTCTTAGCATTCCTTGTGCCTCCACAGGATCTCCAAGTTTATTTTTTAATCTTCTTCTTCTTTCCATTTCAAATTTTCTTTCCATTTCAAGTGGGTTTTGAAACTTTCTAGAATCTCTTTGAGTAGGGCCGTTTGCAGTTTTAATTCTTCTTCTTCTAGCCATTATTTTACTCCTTTAAAATCTCCGCCTCTGATAGCTGCGCCCATACCTCTACACATACCACCAGTTGTCATTTTCAAAGGCTGCATTTCTTTAGGTCCAGGTTTTGGTTTGTATCTTGGATCAGGCATCGGTTCATCTTTTGGCATAATTATTTTACCAGTTTTTGGATCTCTTTTTAATCTAAGAAGCAGATCTCCAACTTTTGCACCAGTTTTTTTCTTTTTATCCATAGTACCTATAATCCTTTTCTATTTTAAAATTAGGTTCGTCTATTGCATCAGAATAAGTTGTAACAAATCCACCTTCTCTGAATCTTATCACTGCTTGGGTCATTGAGTCAACATAGTCATCGTATTGTCCATGAGGAAAAGCAGCAACTTCTTCAATTACATCTTGAGCAAATTTCTCATCTGTAGGTGCAAATACCATGCCTGATTCGAATACTGGTGCTACTGAGTTTAATCTAGTATGTTTATCCCTACCTTTTGCTGGCACATAATCAATTACTGGTATACCAGCCCGTCTTAGCTCGTGTATCAAAGGCTGACCTGATGCTTTAGCCTCTATAATCGTTGTTTCAGGTTGCCAATAATTATATTGCTCTAATGCTAAATTTTTAAGATCTGGAAAATCAAATCTTCCTTTTATAGCATCTAATAAAATAATACAGTTTTCATAACCCTCTGCAGGTTGAAAAATTCCCCATGTTGTTATAGCTGAATAATCCGCAGTTTCTTTTTTAGAATATGCAGTATCATAACTTTGTATAACATGTTTAAGCACAGGTATCCGTTCTTCGTTCCACGGTTGCCACCAATCTCTTTTGATGATTGCACCTTCCTCTGACGTTGGGTCCTGCATGTATTGTGCATTCCAGTTTTTCGTTGTCACTGATGCTTTGACTTTTTCTAATTCTTCGAGTGGCCAATATTCAGGCCAAACAGGATTACCTGAGGGAAGTATGGCTGGAAAATTAATAACGCGCCACGAATCTGATTTAGGTTCAGATTGTGATTTAATGAGTCTTCCTGTTAAATCATCAGTTGCCCATCTAGTCATAACAACGACTATCGAACCACCAGGTTGTAAACGTTGTCTTGGTCCTGATGAATACCATTCATATGCTCTTTCCATAGCAGAGTCAGACATTGAGTCTTGTTCAGTATGTGGGTCATCGATAATAAGAAGATCCGCCCCTCGTCCTGTGATTGAACCGCCTACCCCCGCTGCAAAATATTCTCCACCATGATTGGTCTCCCAACGTCCTTTAGCCTTACTATCTTCTCTAAGACTAACATCTCCAAAGATACTTTTATAGTCTTGGGTCTCCATTAAGTTTCTAACTTTGCTACCGAATCGTGAAGCAAGTTCAGCGTTGTGTGATACTTGCATAAGTTTCATTTTAGGATTTTTACCGATCATCCAAGCTGGAAACAAATATGATGCAAACTCTGATTTAGTATGCCTTGGTGGCATATTCACTATAAGACGCTTAGATTTTTTTTCTGAAATATCTTGAAACTCATTTGCTATAATTTGATGGTGCCCCCATTTTTCAGGGTCCTCTGTATTTCTACATATGAAATCAGGCCACATAGCTTTCACAAACAACAAAAAGTTATCCTGACATAATTTTATATACTCAATCTGCTTCTTTAGAATTAAGGTTCTTAATTCATCGTCTGTTAATTTATCTAATGTGCTCATTCAAAAATTGTGTTTTCTTGGGTCCCTTTATACCATACCGTTTCAGCATACACTACTTTTATTCGACTTGCTATAAACTACATATATATACAAGTACCTTGTATATGAACGCGGACCCTGTAGAAAAAATAAATAAATGCAGGTTGGGGTTTTTGATGGGTCCTTTATGAGATAACCCGTAGCGTGTTAACGCTACGAGTTTTGGTTGTAGTTAGCTACTTAACTTTTGTATTAAGTAACTAAATTTATTTACAATCCTAGTTTTAAAGTTATCAATTAGCGGGTTGCCAGTATTTTCTATTATTAGCTTTTCTACTTCGCCCTCTAACAATTTGTACATAACTTCATAGTTTAACTTGCTGATAGCGTCAGGTTCTAACTTAACATTCTCAGTAAGTTTAGTATTAGCCGATTGCTCGGCTAATACTTTTGATATGTTCATTGGAACATTAGGCATTATCATCACCTATTGCTTTGAACTCATTATATTCAATCTCAGTACAAAATTGATTGAATAAATCATTATGTTTTATTTTGAAGTTGGCAGTCTCAAACTTTTTTCTTTTACGTCTGATTTTCTGCACTCCATAACTACAACCATTATCATCTTGAACAATCACTAGGTTTTGTTTTGTTCTCTCAAAAACATCAACCAAGTTTTGTTTCATTTTATCTAACTCTTTAGATAAACGATTCATTTGTAGCTTGTTAACAGCGTAAGCCATGATGATTTTTTTCTCATCTGCTTTTAGCCGTCTTATAGCACCACTCATTGTTTCTCCTTTTGTTAGTGTTAACTATTCTTATGTCTTATCAAATCCCATATTAATATCAATAGCTCTGTGTTCGTTTTGGGTCTGTTCATAATGGGTTTTTTTTGGACAAAGCTAGAACAAATTAAAAACAAAATTTAAACTTACAATATCAAACAATAGCAAGATGTAGATAACCCATAGTGGCGAGAGATATAAAAATAATCCAAACATCACCACGAGGAACCATAGACGACAACCTTGCCCTCTTTGATTGCTTTTTTACAATAGTCTAAGAACTCTAAATCTTGTGCTTTGTATTCTTTGACAGCTTGCTCTTGCCATTGTTGTCCCCAAAAAAATCCATCGCTGGCGAACGAATTATGATAACCCTCTTTGATTTCTTTCTCTAAGTCTTTAACGACATCGGTAGTAATATATACTTCGTCATCTCCATTCATTCCGAGATGTGAACAATCAAAGGGATTAAAATCTTTTTTCTCTATCAGTTCCCTTGTTCTTTTTTCCACTTGATGTTTGTTCTGTTCTTCAAACTTTTTATTCATAAATGTCTGAAGTCTTGCGTGTTTTCTCCAAACGAAAACACCCTTTTGCTCGTCTTTGTCATCTTCATAATATTTTTGCCAATTTACTTTTCTATTACGAAGATGAGCGTATTGGTCTAGTCCCATTGTTTCTCCTTTTGTTATCCTTTCCTATGTCTTATCATATCCCACCGACAAGTCAATTAAAAAATTTGGAAACTTTGGAACCCTCGAGGTGAACCAGAAGCAACCCCTGTGTACATTACTTTAGAAAGGTTCTAAACAAGACGCCCTCTGACGAGAACGAGCGAGAGCCTCACCATGCTGCCACAACTGTGAGCAGCAGCAGTCCCAGCACTGGCATTGTTACCCGAGGCCAGAGCAGGGCGAGGATTAGTACGAGAGAGGTCACGCGATCCTCCAGCCGTCAGTAACGAAGACATCACCACGAATATCCTGGATGGCGTCCAGCTGTACACCGAGTCCTTGAGCAATAAGCTTCCGCGCTTTTTCATTTGTTTTAAACGAGTTGTTGAACAGACCTTCCTCATTCACTATCATTTCTTTCAGATCTTTGCCTCCTGGCAGCTCCTGTGATGCTGCAGGCATCGATGCGTTTACTATCTCTATCGGCCCTTTCACGAGCTTCTGCATTGCATCGAGATCTTCTATTTTTCCTTCTATCACGGTCACCGTACCGTCATCTTTGATTATATGTGTTTTCATTTGTTATCCTTTCGTTGTTAACGGCCCCAGGACCTGCAACCCTTGCAGCGGGAAAATCCCAGGGCCTAATGCGTAGACTAGAGTCGCATCTAAAAGATGGAGTGCTGTGTACGCCTGATTCTTATATAAGACCAGATGGGAGATAAGTCAAGAAGAAAATTCTTCATCTACGCAGTCAGAGCTGCTCCTGACCCCAGATCCTACTAATGTAGTTCATCATGTAGTTTCCTCTTGTAACGAGAACGAGATCCTCCTGAGCTGCAGGGGGCTCAACGGAAAACAATGATAGAAAAAGTTGGCCCCCGAGAACGAGAATACACGAGAATCAAACACCAGCCAAGTCCTGCCTGGTCAGGCTTCCCAGATGCCTCTCTATTTCTTCCCCGATTCGTTGTTCTTTATCACGAGAACGAGAACGAGCTTCAGGGACCAGCTGCAGGAGATCCCAGACGGCATCCTGAACCGCTGGCCATTTAACGGGAAACGAGAACGAGAACGAGGGCTTCAGTAAACGAGCATCAGTAATCGCGGACAACGGTCTATAGAGTTTCAATTCTCTCTCCGAGAGGGTCTCATCGCAGATGATAACTATACCACCATGTTTAATTCGTTTATTAATCCATGCAATTTGCCATTTAGATAGCTTGGGATATCCTACCTTGTCCGATTTCAATTCCATCCAAAATTCTTTACTATTCCAACAACCATTGATGTCAGGAATACCATTGATAGTATTAGATTCTACGCGAATTAAATGAGGTTTTGTAATATTTTTTCTTATTCTCTGCCAAAGTTTTGATTCACGCTTCTTCATAAACTATTCAGATCGGTTAAGCACTCTTTCTAATTTTGTTACACTCGATCTCAGTAGCACATTACAGTCGGAGAAAACAGCTGCCTCACTATCATAACTTGCAAATGTCCAAACGTGTTTGCTATCTTTATCAAAGACAAAGGCATGCGTAATCATTTTGGCGGGTTTTAATTTTTTAACCTCATCTTTATCTCTATGACCAGCATCCCCGCAGGGATCTAGCCAGTAGATTCTGTAGTAATAATATTTTTTATTACCAACGAGAGCTAATTTGTATTTACTTTTCTTCCGTTTTAACATTTATTTTACCTAAATTAATACTGAGATCTGGGTTATGCACCTCATTAAAAACAGTGATGAAGGAGGTCCAATTATTACTCTTCAGATAATTCTTTTGTCTCTGGCTTAACTTCAATCGTTTTGGCGTTGAAACCATCGATCTTATTTGAAAGCTCTGTGAGTTTCTTCTCAAGCTCTGCACGTGACATACCCTCCAATCCTGATACTTTTACCTCTTTTTTATCTACGTATAAACCAGCTAACTGTCCTGATCTATACTCAGCGTTAATAGCTGATGCAAATTGTTTTTCAGTATAAGCAGCATCTGCATATTTCTCTAATCTTTTGTATCTACGTAATCTATCTTTTTCATATTTAGCTTTAGCTTTTTCAAGCTGTTGATCTAAATATTTTACTACGTGCGGATTGTGTCTTCTTACTGTAAGTCTACTTCCAATATCGGAAAAATTTTTATCGTTTTTAGCCTCATAACCAGCTCTCTTACAAGCCTCGGCTTTTGTAATCTCACCCCAATTAGCTACAAGAATATCAACAAACTTTCTTTGTTTTGGAGTTAAATCATCAATTGTTCTTAATGCTTTGGATTTTAATGCCATTATTTATCCTTCTTCGGAAACTCTTTTAATTTTTTATTAATAGTTGATGAAGCTTCTTTGTGTGCAGAAGACGTGCTTAAACCAGCAGCTCTATTTTCACCATACTCTTTTTCAAACAATTTTTGAAACTTTTTTGATGCACCTTTTACTATAGGTTTACCGTGTCTAAACATTACTCCAAAAAAATATCTACCTGGCATTATTTCTCCTTGTATACTTGGGGACGGGTGTTATCAAGATCATCTTAAAATGTCCCAAGTTTTACCACCCGTCAATTTTTATTATATAGATTATTTTAACCCCCGACTAGATTGCCCAAATCAAC